TCCCTGACTCCAGGCCAAAGTCGCCCTGCGTGTCGCGGCATATTCCATATCGAAGCGTGCTAGCATCCCAACGCAGTATCCGCTCACGCCGTCAAGCGTGCGCGCTCGCTCCTGCCCTACACGGTGAAGGTGGCCGATCACGCAACGCCCATAAGCTTCGGCATGATCGCGGATCGCCTGCACATTGAACATGTAGCCATGAAGGAATTTCGTCCCGCCAATTTCCGCATAGCTTCGAATGTGGTAAGGCAGCAACTTCGCCTTAAGTTTCTTCGCGGCTCGCTCGATCTCGTCAATCACCAGACTGGCGGCATGGCTTGCCAGCGCATTCGGCCCGCCAGCGAGTTTGAACAAACGCGCTTCGTGATTTCCGTAAAGGATAAAGTTTGGCTTTAACTCGCAAAGAAAATCTACTCCTGCCGCCAAATCTTCAGCCACGCTTGCCGCCCGATCCTTCGCGTTGGGATCATTCATTGCACCGGTTCGGCAGGCAGCGGCATCGATGAAATCGCCGAGATGCAACACCGTGTCAGGCTTGAATCTCTCACGGAATTTCAGCACCGCTTCACGCGCTTCGGGGTCGATCTGGTCGCCGTGCGAGCAACTCACGGCCATCCATTTTTTCCATTTGGTTACGGGTGTCATTTGGGTAATTCGTCAGGGCCGAAATCGTCTTTTGAAAACATCGGTTTGCCGTCATCGTCGAGATGCGGGTAGTGCCGAAGGCATGAATGGGCGCGGGCCTTTAGCTCGCTGACTTTCTTCGGGCGGGTGTCGGGAAAAAGAAGATCGCGCAGGAATGCGTGCGTCTTTTTCAGCGCCCAATATTGTTCGCGTCGCAGGCTCATGCCTCGGCCTCCTCTTCGTCATCGTCCTCTTCAGTTGGAAAAACAATCTCCTCGGCCCGTCGCGCCAGCGTCTCACAGGCATAATGGTTGCCGATCGAAAAGTGCATTTCAAAAGTTTCGCCCCCTTCCTCCCACGACATCACGCAGATGCCTGCATCAAAAAAATCAGCGAGAATCTCACGCGCTTGCGTGATGGCCTTCTCGCGATCTTTGGGCGGTTTTTTCATTTGATGATTCGGGCCATGATCATTCGCATGGCATCAAGCGCCTGCAGCGAACAATCGTTTTTTCTCCCCGGCGCAACATCGGCGTGACGAATGATATTTTTCACAGGGATTTCAAACTCGGCCATGATCGGCTCCAGGTATTCGGCGGCACTCATCAAGGCGTCTTCGCTTGGCGGGTTTGTGTAGGTGTCGCCCTCGAACGCTACGCCCACGCAAAAATCATTGCAGTTTTTTCTGCCCTTCCATTCTGAAATTCCTGCATGCCATGTTCGCATCGTCGGCTCTGCCAGCGCGGTGCGCTTGCCGACATTGGAAACGATGCAATGATACGAGACGCGACTGGCAGGGTTCATACACCATGCCACGCTCCCCGCATACGCTCCGCTGGTGTGATGTAGAAGAATGTGAGTGGGAAGGATTTTCTTGCGCGCCGTAATGTTGGGCGTGCATTTTCTGCTCTCCTTGTAGAGTGGCCTTGTTGGCCTCACGAGCGTGTCGTATTCGCGCTGTAGCTCGGCGAGCGTGGTTGGTTGCGGCGTCTCGACTGGCGGGGTAATTCGCGGAGCAAACAACCTGCGCAGGAGTTCGAGGATCATTTGCTCGATGTCGGCCTCGGCAACTCGTAGGAGAAGGTTCCGTAATCCGTCGAGAAGCCCACGCGCAGCGTCTCGCACCCGCACAGGGCTAGCAGGCACGCGCTCATTAAAAACGCGATTGCGAGCATCGTCGCGAGCTTGGCGGGCGGGATCATTTCTTTGAGTTACGCAGAAGGTTGATTATTCCCACCGCACCGATCGCGGTTGCCACGATCTGGTTGGCAAGTTGCGGCTCCAGAACTATTCCAAAGCTGCCTGCGATTAAGATTATCCCGCGCCAAGTCGAACTCTGCCCGAGATAGTTAAGTGCTGTATCAATCAATTTCATTCTTTTGGCCTTTCAGTTTTCGCGACATATAGACCGCCGTGCAAATGGCGGCGATTAACCCAAAGCAAGCGGTCGCGAACTGCACGCCTGCTGTGAGATGGGGAAGAAGGGACAAGAAAAGCGATGCGCTCGATGTGGCGGTGCCTACGAAGCCGACGAAGATGGGATGGTCGTTCATGGTAATTCTCTGCCTGTTCCGTTATTGTAAAGAGCGGAGACTTCTGCTTCGGAGAGAGCGCGGTTCCATATGCCAACGGCGTCGATTAGTCCGTTGAATTGACCACCGCCCTCTCCTCCAATATAAAGTAAATCATTATCTAAAAATATAGATGTTGATTGAGTTGCTTTCAAAACTCCATTCACAAATAGCTTGAAAATAACTCCATCATATATTCCAACAACATGATACCAATCTCCAAAATCAGCCACAACATCTGATGTTATTACCCCAAAGTCTCCTAAAAACGCGCCGATATATCCATCATCCCTAATAGAGATATTTCCAATCCCGCTTTGGCCTAAAACTAATGGTGTTCCGTCTTGTGAGGATTGGTTAATCCAAACGGAAGCAGAGGAGTTCTTTGTTATTCCAGATAAACTAACTGACAAATAATTTGCCCCATCAAACTCTGCGGCATTGCCAATCTTGCCAGCGACAAAAGTAACTCCCCCATTGTTGGTGAGCGTATTCCCGCGCCCAGAAGAATCGCTTGTATCGCTTAATTTGTAGAAAGCGAGAAGGCCGCTGCGAAGTCCTACGCTCTGAAGTGCAGGAAATCCAAGAATCACAGAATGTCTCCTCCAAAAACCCAGTTGTTTGTTCCGATCTTGATCAGAGTTCCAATTGAGTGCTGAAGCGCCAATTCATCCGCCCCGCCCGGCGCGTTGATCGTCACGCCAGAGCCAGCGGTAATCGCCACGGCGCTGACTGCCGAGCGGTAGATGAGAACCTGCGAACCTGTTGGGAATGCCGCAGTGGAGAATGGCGGCACGGTGATTGTCATTCCCGTGGCGGCATTGATCAGCCCATAAGCATCGGATTGCGCGAGCGTGTAGCTTGTCGTCGCCACCGTATTGATCGGCAAATTAAACTGCGGCACAGGCGAGAACGCATTCGCATCGATCAACTCCTCCGCCACCGAGCAAGCCTGCAAAATCACCGTCTGGCGAGTGCCGCTCTCTGTGAGTTCAAGCTCAAGATCAAGATCAACAGCGGCGCCGTTGCCAAGAAGATCACGCAGGGCGAAGGTGGCGAAATTCACATCGGCGGTTTTGCCGGGTTTGGCGGTGGTGCCGTTCTCAACTGTGAATTGCGGCTGATCCGCGTAGCCTTTTGCGCCTGAGAAGGCGATATCGAAATACTCGCCAAGGATGCCCGTCACGACTACGCCACCAGAGCCAATCGAGTCAAGCGCTTGGAGTGCTGCTTGCACATCTGCCTCGCTGGCTGTTGCTGAGATCGGAGCGGTTTGGCGGGCGGTGGTTGTGATCGTTCCCGCGCTTGTCACAACTGTTGCCGACCCGGTGATGAGAGTGCCGCCAGCGGTTGCTGCAACGGTGAACTGCGTTACCTCTGGAATCGTCTTGACGAAATAAGTTGTGCCACGAGTGTAGCCGGTGATCGTGGTATCGAATCCGGTGATCGTAACTGGCTGATTCAGCGCCAAGCCATGAGTCACCGTCGTGATGAATACGCCGCTCGTCACCGTGGAATTCACAGTGAACGAGGTTGATGGGAATGTGAGTCGATAGTTGCCACTGAATGGCTCGCGGCTGAATGTGAGTCGCTGCACTTCATTATCAATGCCGCTGCCCGTCACTGTCGTGGAAATAGTGGCCGTTACAGTTGTTCCGAGATTCGTCCATGAATCTTGATAGACGGCAGGCGTGAGGCGAAGTTGAATCTCCTGCACCTCCTTGGCGCTTCCGCTTCCCGCGATGCGCTCGTCGATGACGGCAACCGTGTCGGGAATGAGTTGCGATACATCAGCGGTGATCGATGCGCGTGAGCCTGCGGAGTTGAATCGAACGGTGAAATGATCTGTCAGCTCGCCCGTCACCGTCACGCCACCCGCGCTAGAGATCGCTGAGAGAGCATTGAGGGCGGTTTGAATTTGGCCGGAAGTCACCGCTGCATCGAGTGCGCTGGTGGTGTTGCCGCCGAAGGTGAGCGTGTAGGTTCCCGTTTCGGGAACTCCGAGCCTAGAGCCGATGCCCAGCTTCACGCTGGCGCTGGATTTATCGACAACTTCAAAAGGCCGGTTAATGACGCCCGTGGCTTCCAAGAAATACAAGTTGAACGCCCCGTTGTCGCCCTTGGTAAAGTTCGCCAGCCCCACGGGAGCCGAGTTGGTTTCGCTGGCGACGAGTCGCCTGTTGGTTAAATCGATGAAAAGGTCGCGTGCCATGGTCTGAATTGGTTAGGATGTCAAATGTAATTGCGGGCCGAGTCGCAGCAGCCGCTCACGCGGGGGGCAGAACTCGGGTGGCTGCGCTCTGCTTTTGCAAAGAGTTCTTTTGCGTAGGCTTCGTTGTTTTGCCCTCGCTCGATGCAGAGTTTGCAAGTGCCGTGGCTGGGTTTGCCGCCGTATAGATTAAGAGCGCAAACATTGTATTCTCGGGTGCTGGTTGTAATATGTTGACATGTCATGCGAAAGAAATGCTTCCGTTTTCTGCTGTATAATTTCCAGAAGGAGTATTGGAATGTGGTGTTTTTTCAGCAATAATTGGATCAGTTAATCCCCCTACATCCCTACTATAAAAAGAATAAAATTTAAATGTATCATTGCATACATCTGATGGAGTTGGGCCAACGCTAGGGCAGTAAAAGATAGATACAGTTTGAGTTCCAGCAAATGGCGTATTATATTGCCCCTCCCAGTAACATAAAGAAGTCCTTGTTAATATGGTTCCAATTGCACTTGGTTCTGAACATGATGTTACCGTATAAGTATCCGCGAATTGGTCTTTGACATATATCCCATCAACCAAGCATGATTGGCCAAATGACAGTATATCTCCACCGGCTCCGGGATTGTAATAAATATCCCAGAAAGCCGGGTTCCCTTCTGTTACTTCTGTTAGGAAAATCTCTGAATTAGTTCCTTGATACGCTGGCGAGAATCCTTCTGTTTTTGTCATTTCTTGCTGAAAATCCCCGCTCACAATTATAAGCGAATCAGGCAAATCGCTAACTGTATATAATTCATCGCGCAATGCTTGCGCTGGATACAGGCAGCACTCGCCCGGAGGTTCTTCACAACACTCGCAACTCACCTTCCCGTCCTTCGTGATCACCTTCCCGCCTTGAGTCTTGATCGTCATTCGCAGGCTTCAGTTTCGATCCATTGAATGGTTCCGCCGACAGAGCCAAGAACCCAAGTCCCGCTTGCAGGCGGCGTCGGTATCTTCAGCCTGCGCTGGCGATGGCCTTGCATGCCCGTGGTTTCTTCGTAAACGCCTTCAGCGATATCGAGCGTGGCGAAGACGAAATCCTTCATCAAATCCGTGGCCTTGATGGCATAGGGGTAATCGCTCCCACTCTGCCCGCGAGCGCCTTGGGCGAGTTGCTGGAAATCGACTGGCGGATTGGATGGCATTTATTTAAGCGCTTGTAATTGAATTTCCGCCAGATTTATAAACTATTACAACTTCAAGCCACCTGCCGAATGATGTCGATGAATAAGATACAAGCCCAATATTTACTCTTATTCTTTCAGTAACTGGAAATAAAGTAACACCGTCAATGCCAAGAGTGAATCCTCTCGGATAATCTCCAGGCACAACTGGCGTTGTAAATGGAGCCAAAAGAACGACAGGGTTATCAATTT